GAGTCGTTCGGTGTCAAAAGTGAAGAGATCGGCCCTTCAGAGTCCATACTCAACCTGGATTTTCGGCAATGGGTCACTGGTCATATTGCGCCCCGATTTAACTTTATACACTGCGACTTTCCTTACGGTGTCGGGTCTGACACCTTTAACCAGGGAGGTGCTGCATCGCATGGAGGATATGAAGATACAAAAGAAACGTGGCAAGCGCTCATGGAAGCGCTTGCAACGGCAACGAAGACGATTTGCACTCCGTCGGCGCACCTGATGTTCTGGTTCGCCATGAGAAAGGGCGACTCAAGACTCTACGAGTCGACAGCCAAGGCCCTCGAGCAGATGGGCTGGGATATTAACCCGCAACCACTAATATGGATGAAGTCAGATGGCGCTGGAATCCTACCTGACCCTGAAAGGGGTCCACGCCAGATCTATGAAACTTGTTTCCTTGGATCGCGGGGAGACCGAAAAATTGTACGTGCTGTTGCAAACGCATATGCTGCCCCCACGGTACGAGAACGCCACATGTCTGAGAAGCCCGAACCGATGCTGCGCCACTTTTTNGGGATGCTGGTTGACTCGAATACAGTCCTGCTCGATCCCACGTGTGGAAGTGGTTCTGCGCTGCGAGCGGCAGAGTCGCTTGGTGCTAAATATGTTCTCGGACTCGAAATCAACACCGAGTTCGCTGATCGAGCCAGAGAAACCCTCGCCAAGTTCCGCACCCTGAAGAAAGCAGAGGAGCTTGTAAGCGCGCATGAGTGACAAAACCATTGCCCAGATCGCTCGTCGTCTCGCTGTGGCACTAAGCAATTATGCCATAGAGCGGCGGGCCGAACTCAGTAAAGAAATCGCAGTTCTACACACTGAACTGTGTGCTGCGGTACGAGCCGAAAGCGAGAAACATGACGTATAGACTGATCATCAAAAGCAAGAGGTGGGACGAACAGACGATCTTGATCGACGATGAGGATGTCGAGCGAGTGACAAAATACAAGTGGACTGTGTATCGCAAGAAGCGAAGTACTTTCTACGCCAGCAATTCAATCTTAAAGACCAGCCTGCACAGGTTCATTCTCGGTCTCGAGAAAGGGGACGGAAAGATTACAGACCACATTAACTGCGATGGGTTGGACAATAGAAAAGCTAATCTGCGTACTGTAACCACGAGTGAAAATCTCTTCAACTCAGAGACGCACAGAAACGCTATAGGAGTAGAACGTAGTGGAACGCGGTGGCGTGTCAGACTCCACCTAAATGGAACCAGAACACACTACGGCACATATCCTACCAAGCAAGAGGCTTTGGACGCTGTTCAAAGGTATCGAGATGGCTTCTGTTAAGATTNCNCTNGTCGGNGANGCNTGGGGNGAAGCNCGANGAACGTGANCGCGCGCCCTTCGTCGGCCCGGCGGGCTGGCAGCTNAACTCNATGCTTAANGATGCTGGNATCGCCCGGCACGANTGCTANNTNACNAANGTGTTCAANCTNCGACCNNNNCCNACNAACAAGATCGACAACCTGTGTGCAACCAAGAAGGAGGTACGTCATGCACTACCACCCTTATCAAGTGGTAAATACGTTCGAGATGAATATCTCGGAGAACTCGACCGACTCTACACAGAACTTAGAACGGTTAAACCAAACATTGCGGTCGCTCTTGGCGGAACTGCCGCCTGGGCTCTACTTCGGGACGGTCGAATTTCAAAGCTTAGGGGTGCCGTATCTGAGTCTCCANTTATCNACGGACTTAAGGTNCTNCCAACCTANCANCCTTCCTACATTCTCCAGGGAGGNTATGAGTCCCGACACGTCACNGTCCTCGACCTCCAAAAAGCCCGACGAGAAAGNGAATACCCGGAAGTCCGGCGGCCGGTAAGGATCATCTACACCGAGCCGCTGCTCCATGAACTGCGTTGGTTCGAGGAGAAGTTCATCCGCCGTTCCAAGATGATGGCGGTTGACATTGAAACACGGGACAACCAGATAACCTGCATCGGTTTCGCTCCTGCGACAGATGTGGCCCTGGTTGTCCCGTTCGAGGACCTTCGCAAGTCCCAAGCTTCCTATTGGGGCTCCTTTGAGGCCGAGGTCGAGGCCTGGAAATGGGTGAGAGATGTACTGGACAGTCCTGTTCCAAAAGTGTTCCAAAATGGGCTTTACGATATACATCGACTTTGGAGGGGTTACGGTCTACCAGTCCGGAATGCTACACACGACACAATGCTACTCCACCATGCCTTGCAGCCCGAAAGCCCGAAAGGACTTGATTACCTGGGTTCGATCTATACGGACGAGGCCGCCTGGAAACTCACCGTGAGAATGAAGCACAAGGCAACGATCAAGAAGGAGGACTAAAAATGGACTGGTGGATTATTACTGTTGCTGTTGTCCTTATATTCTTCTTTCTAAGTGCGCCGTTTTGGATTGACTATGCCGTCCAATGGTGGCTCGGCATCAAAAGCCCGGAGGACTAACATGGCCCTAGGTCCAATCGCTCGAACCGCTATACATGCCGCGGGCACGGCCGCTGTTCGCAAGGCTCTCAGCCCCGATGAAGAGGCCGAGAAGGCCGAGTCCACGGACGTTCAAAGCTCGGCAATCTCCAACATCGCCTGGAAAGACGAGGTTATCACCGTCACCTTTCATCAAGGAGGAACGCACGACTACCCAGGAAGCAAGGACCTCTACAAGGACTTCATCGCCGCGCCATCTATTGGCGCGTACTTCAACAAGTACATCAGAGAAAGAGGCTAAAATGATCGGGAGCTTAGGCGCCAAGCGGGTCCGCGAGTCGTTCAATCCGAGCAAAGACTCGATGGTCGATAAGATCAAGCGTTATACGGCCGATCTGATCGATCTGTGTCACGAACTTAAATTGGATAGTGAGGGTCTCCCTCACGAAGAAGAGCAGTCACGGCTGGCCTCTTTGGCCATGACTGCGTATGAGGAGGCCGCCATGTGGGCGGTCAAGGCTGCAACTACCCCGAAGGAGGAGTCCAAATGAGCATCACAGAGGGTCATCATCATCATCATCATATAGAACGACCGGCTCAGATGCACGAGGACTACGAGGTGCCTCAACCAGAGCATAGGTTTCGTGGGTTCACCACTGCTCCGGCCCCGGCTATCAAGGGCCAGCTCAATCTGGCTCTGCAGCAGGCCATTCAAGAAGCTCAAGCACTGTCTACCTACTACGACAGTGTGGCCAAGCAGCTGACTCTTTTGGCTGCTCAGGTGGAACATACCAAGTGAAAACGACCCGTACAGATCTTCTCCGTCCGGACACCCTTAAGACCGAGACGGAGAAGCTCTGGATATACAACGGCCTCGATTGCTGCGTCACGCTCGAAGTGCTCGAGGCCACGTTGCCCCAATTGGACAATCTGACCGGGGGCACCTACAATCTCAGCCGGGCGCTCCAGGCGCCCGTGCTCGAGATGAACATGAGAGGAGTCCGGATCGATGAAAGCGAACGACAACGAGCAATCATTGCTTATCGAAGTGACGTTGAAAGACTCGAAGGGCAACTCCGAAGCATCGTTCACGACGGGGCAGGTTACACTGCCTTTAGAGACTCTGGCAAAACTAAAGCGTGGCGATCAAATAATCTGGTCGCGACTCTTCTCTATGACGTCATTAGATTGCCTGAGGTGCGCAAGAGAAATGAGAGAGGCTTCACTGTCCGCACAGTCAATCGCGACGCGCTGGAGAGACTCCAAAGTCACTTTATCGCTTATCCAATTATTAGCCATATCCTCGCACTTAGAGATATTGGAAAAAAGATATCGGTCCTTGAAACNGAAGTTGACNCCGACGGACGNATCAGGACNAGCTATAACATNGCAGGCACTACAACAGGCCGGTTCTCTTCTAGCTTTAATGACTTTGGAACTGGAGGAAATCTACAGAATATTGAAGAACGTCTCCGAAGGATATTCATCCCCGACCCAGAAATGAAATTCGCTAACATCGACCTCGAACAGGCTGACAGCCGTAACATAGGAGCTTTGTGCTGGAATGTGCACCGGGACCCGAAATACCTCGACGCCTGTGAGTCTGGCGACCTTCATACTACGGTTGCAAAGATGTCAAGACCCAGCTTGCCCTGGACTGGCGATCTACGTGCCGACAGAGTTGTGGCCGAACAACCCTATTACCGCCATCACAGCCTCAGACACATGTGTAAAGTGCTTGGA